CGGCAGAAAAGGAGAGATCAAGTGACAACAGTCTTCATTACCCGCCACGAAAAACCTTCTACCGGCTCGCATCTGATCGAGGCCGAATGCGGCAAGCATCGCGCTCACATCTGGGTGTCTTCGCATCACGTCATGGTCTGCTGCCTCAATGCCTCGCACCGCGCTTGGGGTGGTCTCGGGAAGCGGTTTGACACCATTGAAGACGCATTCGCTGGCTACAAGTCGGCGGCTATGCAATCGATTCTGCGGGCCGCATCTGATGCGGTGCGCGCAGCATGACCCCCCTCTGGCCCTTCCCCGCCTTCCCCCGCACCGCCCGGGCGGCGCGGGCGGAACAGCCGCGCCCCATCGCCAAACCGCGCAGCAGCAAGCCGCGCAGCAAGCCGCGCAGCAGCAAGCCGCGCACAACCGAGCAAGGAATTTTCTGATGACCGACTACCAGACTCGCAAGGCCCGCATGGAGCCGCACGCCCGCGATCCGTGGTGGGCGTGGCCCTTCGCCATTGCCTGCGGCGTGCTGTGGGCAACCGCTCTCGTTTACGGGTTCTGACCAATGTACAGCACCCTCACTACCAAGCATCTCAGCGATGCCATCACGGTCCTGTACCGCGTTGCTTACGACAAAGAGCAGTCTTACGAATTGCAAGCCGCTGCGATGAAAGCAGCGGTGGCCCTTGAGGTCAACGGACTGGGCCAGCGGGTCGAAGTGCGCGAGGAGGCGTGAGCATGGAAGGCTACCCGATCAAGGTCCGGGGCGCTCAGTTGGTCGCGCATATCAACTGGAAGTGGACAAGCATTACGCACAACGAACTGTATTTGGCCATTGAGTACCCTGATGGCCGCGATGCGGAGTGGACCGCGCACCTCCGCGAAGAGGAGTATGACGACATTGACCGGCAAGTGATGGCCCAGATGCGCGGGCGGGGCTACGACATCTAACCCACCCTCCCCCGCAAGGGGGGGGAATATAGGACAACCATGATCTACACCACACTCAACCGCGTGCGGGAACACCACCCATGCGCTGACGGCTGGCGCAAACTGCTGACGCATCTCAACAAGACGCAGGCAGACGACGAGCCGCTGGCGCTCGCCACGATCCTCCAGTCTAACGGTCTGGACGACGCAATCTGGTGCCTGCGAGCAGTCGATGGCCACGAGATGGAGATGCGTTTGTACGCTGTCTGGTGTGCACGGCAGGTGCAGCACCTGATGAAAGACCCACGCAGTCTGGCCGCGCTCGACGTTGCCGAGCGGCACGCCCACGGGCAGGCGACGGATGCTGAGTTGGCCGCAGCGGGTGCCGCAGCGTGGGCAGCGTGGGCAGCGGGGGCAGCGAGTGCCGCAGCGTATGCAGCGAGTGACGAAGCGAGTGCCGCAGCTAGTGCCGCAGCGTGGGGCGCAGCTAGTGCCGCAGCGAGGGACGCAGCTAGTGCCGCAGCGAGGGACGCAGCGCGAGAAGCGCAGATCGTCGAGTTCGTTCGTGTGTTTTGTTCATAACTGAAGGAGAACCAACATGGCCGTACCTTTGCTGAAAAACACCTCTGACGCCCACGAATCTGGCGTTGACATCCTGGTCTATGGCGCCGCCGGCGCCGGCAAAACGTCTCTCATCCCAACCCTGCCAGCGCCCATCATCCTGAGCGCAGAGGGTGGCCTGCTGTCGATTTCGGGGGCGGCGCTGCCGTACATCGAGATCAGCAACATGGAGACGCTGCGCGAAGCGTGGGACTGGCTCGCGCACTCGGCCGAGGCGCAGCAGTACCAGTCGGTCGCGCTCGACAGCATCAGCGAGATCGCCGAGGTGGTTTTGGTGGCCGAAAAGAAGGCGGCAAAAGACCCGCGTCAGGCTTACGGGGCCATGCAGGAGGCGATGACTGACATCATCCGCGCCTTCCGCGACTTGCCTGGGCGAAACGTCTACATGAGCGCCAAGCTCGAAAAGCAGCAGGACGAGATGGGGCGCGTGCTCTACTCGCCATCGATGCCCGGCAACAAGACGGGCCAGAGCCTCCCGTACTTTTTCGACGAGGTTTTGGCCCTGCGCGTCGAGAAAGATTCCGAGGGCGTGCCCCAGCGGGCGCTGATGTGCCACAGCGACGGTGTGTGGCAGGCGAAGGACCGCAGCGGCAGACTGGACACTTGGGAGACGCCGGACCTTGGAGCGTTGATTGCAAAGATTGGGGGGAAAGCGTGAGCGCACTGGAGACTCAGATCAACGGCAAGCATTACAAGGAGCTTGCCATCCAGCCCGTGGAGTTCATCCACGCCAACGGCATCGGCTACATGGAGGGCAACGTCATCAAGTACGTCACCCGCTGGAAGGCAAAAGGCGGGCTGGCCGACTTGGAGAAGGCGAAGCATTACATCGAACTGTTGATCGAACTGGAACAGAAGCAGGCTGCGCCGAGCTTTGCCGCTTGGACTGAGGGGGTATCCCGATGAGACTCCAACACCTCGCCGAGGCCTGGATGCAGGCCAAAGAGGATGAGCGCGCCGCCACCGAGCGCCGCCGCGAGATCGAGGATCAGATCCGATCGCTCGCCAACATCGCGGACGATTCGGAGGGCGTCCAGAACGTCGATGCTGGGCTTTGGAAGGTCAAAGTGACCTGCCGCCTCGACCGGAAGGTGGACAGCGACAAGGTCCAGGAACTCGCTTACGAGAACGGGCTGAGCGATCACCTCGCCACCCTGTTCCGGTGGAAGCCCGAGATCAACATGAAGGTCTGGGATCGCGCTGATCCCGCCATCACTTCCGCGCTGGCCGGCGCGATCACCACGAAACCCGGCCGTCCCTCGTTCGCAATCCAACCCGCCGCAGGCGCGGCACAACCCAAGGAGTAAGCCAAATGGCCCAACTGAACGAAGTCTTTGAAGTCGCATCCCTCCCCGTCGGCAACGGCGGCAACTATGACCCGCTGCCTGCCGGGTGGTACGACACCACCATCGCCGCGGCCGAGGTCAAGCCCACGAAAGACGGGACTGGCCAGTACATCAAGATCAAATATCAGGTGACCGGCCCCACGCACAGCGGGCGGGTGGTATTCGGCAACATCAACGTGAGGAACGCTTCGCAAAAAGCCGAGGAGATCGGCCGGCAGCAGTTGGGCGAACTGATGCGGGCGCTCAACATCCCGCGCCTCACCGACACCGATCAACTGATCGGCGGGATGCTGGGGATCAAGCTCGACGTTCGCGCAGCGACGGAGCAGTACGCGGCGCAGAACGAGGTGCGGGGGTTTCGAGCGGGCAACGGCATGGCTGGCATGGCCGGCGATGTGCCGACCTTTGCGCCGACGAAGCCGACGCCTGCGCCGAGCAAGGGCGCTGCGCCGCCGTGGGCGAAGAAGTGATCCATTACGTAAGGCAAAAAAATCCCCCGCCGGCTTGCGCTAACGGGGGAAAGACACTCAACCCAGAGAGACAGGAGAGAACATGGAACTACCACAGCCCCAGCATAGCATAGCCGCGTTGATTGACAAGGCCCACGAGGAGCGCGCCGCGCAAGACCCCGAGCGGTTTCGCGAGCACCTGGGCGGCAGCGTGCTCGGCCACCCGTGCGCCCGGTGGCTGTGGCTGTCGTTTCGCTGGGCGGTCGCACCCAGTTTCCCCGGTCGTGTCCTGCGATTGTTTCGCCGTGGCCAGAACGAGGAGGCGCAGATTGTCAGCGACCTGCGGGCCATTGGCATCGACATCCGCGAGACGGGCGACCACCAGCGGCGCATCTCGCCCGCCCCGCATCTGGGCGGAAGCATCGACGGGATCATCTATTTCGGCGTGCCGGAAGCGCCGGCCAAGCGCCACATTGCCGAGTTCAAGACGCATAGCGCCAAGTCTTTCGACAAAGTGGCAAAGGAAGGCGTCAAGAAGGCGCACCACCAGCATTGGGTGCAGATGCAGGTGTATATGCATGGCACGGCGGACAAAATCGACCGCGCCCTGTACGTCGCCGTCTGCAAAGACGATGACCGGCTTTACACCGAGCGGGTGGAGTATGACAAGCAGGCGGCTGAGAAGGCGATTCAGCGCGGCCAAAGCATCGTCGCTGCCGACCGCCCGCCGCTCCGCATCAACGGCGATCCGTCCTGGTGGCAGTGCAAAATGTGCCAAGCGCACGACCTGTGCCATGGGTCCAAGCTCGCTCGCGAAGTCAACTGCCGGACCTGCGCACACTCCACGCCGCTGGCAGATGGCCAATGGCGCTGCGAGCGCCATGACGCTGACGGCATTCCGGTCGAGTACCAGCGCACCGGCTGCGAGAGCCATGCGCTGCACCCAGACCTTGTGCCGTGGGAAATGGACAAACCGGTGGATCAGTGGACCCCGGTATTCGTCATCAACGGCAAGAAGGTCGCCAACGGCGAGGCCGACGCGCACATCTTCAGCAGCCGCGAGCTCGTGGCAAACCCCGCCGCCTGCGACCCCGAGGATGAGGAGTTGCGGGGGCTGCGAGAAGGGATGGGGGGGAGGGTGGTGGGATGAACCTGCGCCCCTACCAGCAACGCGCCCTGGGCTTGCTCTACGACTGGCTCTCCAACAACCCAGGCCACCCGGTCATCAACCTGCCAACCGGAAGCGGCAAGTCTATCGTCATCGCTGAACTATGCCGGCAGGCGGTGCAGCAATGGCCTGAGACGCGCATTC